TAAATATTATGTTTGCCATTATAAATTAATTTTAAGGGTTACAATTAGTTACATATGTAATCTCACCAAGACTATTTACTTTTACTATATAGCTATCTCCATCAAAATTAGCATGCCAATATTTAGAGTCACCATCAAATACACTACCGACAGACCCTCCAGATTGAGTGAAAAGAAAATCACCAAAAGCAACAGTAGTCGTTCCGGTTTTCCAAACAAATTGATTTACTGCATAATCACAAATACCAACAGCAAGGTTTGATGTAAATAAAGTAGAGATCAATCCTGGAATATTTGCTCCAGCATTAGTAGTAGTTGTAGTAGTTGTTGGTTGAAGAGTTGTTGTTGTTGTCGTTGAGCCACTTACAAGAGTTACACTTGCACCATTTAATGAACAATCACAAGTTGTAGTTGTTGTTGTTGTTGAAGAGGTACTACTTGTAGTTGTTGTTGTAGTTGCTGCTATAGTTGTGGTAGTTGTTGTAGTAAGTTCTTTATACGTATCAGCTACAAAAGAGAAATCTACATCTACCCCTGCTCCTACAAAGTTTGGAGACATAACAGTAGTGTAATCGTCAAAACAGTCAAGACATTCATCTTGTGGTTGATAGAATATACCATCTTCTACTATTGTATGAATAAAGTTATACATACCCTCTCTTTGAGTAAAGATGTTAGCAGCTACAATATCTCCTGGTAGTATATCTACTGAACCACTTGCTGAAGATGCACTTCCTGTAATAGCTACATTTACCACTTCAACTGCATTAACAGTAACTGTTAAAGTAGATTTTTGTGGGTCGGCTGCAATTAATGATCCTGGTGTATTTGTTATAAGCTCCCAGTTAAATCTATTTGGTGGTACTTCTGTAGTAGTTGTTGATGTTGATGTTGAAGTACTTGTAGTAGTGGAAGTACTGGAACTAGTTGTTGTTGTAGTGGTAGGACAATTAGTAGGAACATCTATACAATTAGTACAAACGCCTGTAGAGCAAATTCTAACAATAGAAGTATTTGGAGGAGCTAATGATGTTATATATCCACCAGTTAAACTTGCAGCAGGTACTTGTGTTTCAAAAGGGTTTACATAGTTATCTACATTTGAAAATAAATCAAATGGTCCTGCTTGTCCGTCTATTGTTAATGTTATCTCTATTAAAGCCATAATTATGGTATTGTCGTTGTTGTGCTTGTTGTGCTACTAGTACTAGTTGTTGTTGTTGGTTGTTGTAATATAATATCAAAACTATTTGTACATAATGAATCTGATGTTACCTTTATCACAGTAGTAAAGTCAGGAACTACAGTACTAGTGTAACCAGCTAATAAAGAAGCTTTAGTTATACCAGATTCAAAGACAGTAGTAAACCCATTCACATCTGAAAAAAGATTGAAGGGTCCAGTATTATTTCCTGCAGTTGTTAGTTTTATAAATGCTTCCATTATGATGCACAACAGGTGTTTAATGTTTGATTTATCAGTATCACTTGTTCTTTAATATTAGCAATGTCTGATGTATTTGTTACTTGTTGAGTCTTCAATATACAAAGAAGTTCGTCAATTTTAGACAAAGCAACGTTTAAATCATCACAAGGTTGCACATTTGAACAAGGTAACGTAGGTCCATTATATGTAATAGATTTTGAATAGTGTACTCCAGTCTTACATGGATCAGCAGTTGTAGTGCCTGAACACCCACAAGTTGAATTTAGTGTTATATCTGTACAACAAGGGTTTGTAGATAAGTATGCCATAGTTTTTAGTATTAAGGTAAATAAATAATATAGTATGCTGAGTATGAAGGTTGGTAATTATCGTGTGATAATCCTCCACCAGTTTGATCAATACTTATTGCATGATTGTGTTGTCCTTCTAATTCTGTATATGCTGCGTTATAACTACCAGAACCAGCAACACCAGCATCCATTGTTCTTCTACCACCTTCTCCCTTTCCTCCAGGATTAGAATAATCAGTATTTCCAGGTTGGCCCATCACCCCTGGTTTAACTAACATTTGGTGTTTATGAGTTGCAGGGTTTGATGTTCCAGTTGTATTTGTACCTGTATTTGTTGTGTGACCGTGCCCTGGCATTTGTTGTATAGATAAAGTAACTTGATTAGTTCCTGTTTGAGAATTTATATTATAAGCAGGGTTTCCAACTAAAGAAGGATTAACAGCATTATCTAATGTTCCTCCACCCATTTCAGCAGAGTTTACAGTAACTATTACTCTTCCTCTTAAATCAGGTGTACCATTGTTTCCGTTACATAGAAATATTCTGTCCCATACACCTATACCTGCACCTGATGCATCAAACGGTGTTAATGCTCCAAAGTAAGCTTGAGCAGAACCTGGAACCATTCTATTACTAAGTAATTGTTGCTCAGGATTAGTATTAAAATAGTTTTCTATGTATGTATTTATGTCAACAATTTGTACATAGTTATTTGTAACATCTGTAATAAAAGTGTTTAGTGATTGCTCAACTTCACATAACTTTACTATAGTTTGCTGTAGTACATCAGATGTACTATTTGGATTTTGAACTCCTGTAACACATTCTAAAGTATATGCACCATTAGGTGCACCACCTTGTATATTTTCTAGTTGTTCATTTAATATACAAATAGTTTTTATTATACCTACAAGATAATTATTTAAGGATAGAGGATTACAATCATCTAGATTAGCCTGTACTACAGGACATATATCTGATGCAGGAACTACAGGAAGTATTCCTGTGCCATCTAAAGCAGCACCTAAAAAAGTAATAAGAGCTTGTTCTACAAAAGATAAAGAATCTCCATTCTTTATTCCTAATATAGGTACATCTACTCCTGTATATTTAACGCACTTGTCTGAAGTAATTTCAGTACAGCCGTTGTAACAATTTGAGCAATTTTGTGTTGACATAATTTTATTATTTTATTTGTTTAATTTTGATTTATACTAATTATTATAGCAGAAGAATCTGTCGTTGGGGTAAAAGTACTAGTATTAGGACCTATTATAGTGTTAACATTACCTGTTAGACTATCAGCAAATGGAGACATTCCTGCTCCAGATCCAGATTGAGTAATAGTTCTTTGAGGACCAGGTTGTGTAGCTTCATAATAAGTTTCTATTTCGTATTGATCACCAACTATAAAGTTTACAGCTGTAGTACCATTATCTATAGGATCAGATACTGCTAAGAATACCTGGGTTCCAGATTGGTTTGTTATAATTGAATAGAAACTCTGATTTCCGGCATCTGCATAATTTACAGTTACTGATCCATTAACTGCCACAGTAGAAATCGATGTAAAAGCCACTGTAGAATCAAAAGCTCCGAGAGTAGCAGTACTAGTTGATTGGAACGAATTACCAGTAGTTACAAATTGAGTTTCAGGAAGTGTAGGAATACTTGCAGAAGGAGTACCACTTCTCTGATGATCAATTGATAAAGTACCACCACTTGAATTGGTAGTAACCTGTTTGAAATTAAAAGAGTCACCATTAATATATGTTATCACCCCACTCTTAGAAGGAGTTGTTGAATCTATAGTTTCATTAAGAACTTCAATACTATTTTTTAATATTATAAGTGTACCACCACTAAACTCCGGTTGAGGACTTCCAGCTATACTCCAGTCCAAATTAAAGATCTTTTCGGTTGTAGTAGTAGTTGTAGTAGTTGGTGTTAAAGTAGTAGTGCTGGTTGTTGTACTAGTAGAAGTGCTGGTACTAGTAGTAGACGTACTGGTACTAGTTGACGTACTGGTACTTGTACTTGTACTAGTTGATGTGCTTGTACTGGTACTAGTTGATGTACTAGTAGAGGTACTTGTGCTAGTAGAACTACTTGTAGTAGTGGTAGTAGGCACAGGGGTAGTTGTTGTAGTTGTAGTAGGTACAGGTGTAGTTGTTGTAGTTGTAGTACTAGAAGTGCTCGTAGATGTGCTAGTAGTAGTTGTTTCAGCAACACAGTTATTTAATAAACTACCTGTAAATCCTACTTGCCAGTATTCTTCGTTTTCACATAAAATAAACTTTTCATCACTCGCACCTGCTATAGTTCTATATTCAACAGTAGTTGGATCTACCATTACTCCAGCATTTGTTGCTGTATCTACATATTGTTCTATTCCTAATTGTGTTGCTACATCATCTATTCTACATGCATAACCTATAATAGCTACACCTGAAGCATTCGCACTACCAGCATAACATATTCCTATTATCTTGATAGTTCCATTTATATCTGCTAGTAAGAAAGATCCTGAGTCACCACTAAATATAGGATTAGGACAAACTGAACTAGGGTTTTGAGCATTGGGTTCTTCTTGAGTTGGTTTTATAAATGAAATAGATCTGCTAAATTGACATAACGTACCTACTCCTTGTAGTTTATATTCTAAGTTAATAGTAACACCTGTTTGATGTATTGTCATAGGACAATCAGGAGTAAATCCTTTTGCTCCAGTTGTTCTTCCAGAACTGTAAACACGAGGATTAGTAGCTAGTAAATTATCTAGTTCAGTAGTACTTGCAAAAGGTGGAGCGTTGTTTCCAAGTATAGATTCTAGCCCTACTTGATTCCAGGACTGTGATATTGAAAATGCACTCTCATCAATAGAAAATATAGCTGCATCTACCTGATTTACTAATCCTGTACTTAAAGGATGTATAGGAACATATCTTAGACTTACTCCAAAGTTTAATGAAGTAGGAGTAGAACTTCCTTGTTCTCCATTTTGATAAACTCGGTTTACTGGATCATAATCATTTTCTAGAATACCGTTTGAATCTCTAGCAGTTGTAAAGAATGCATCACTTATACTAACATGATTGTTTGTTAATCCCACTGTACACCCACTATCTGTATGACGTACTATACCTCCCAAAGTTCCCACTGTAGTATTATTGTTTCTACTAGACATGGAAGTTCCTCCTTGAATAGGTCTTACAGTAGCTCTATTAGCTGCATTGTTTGTTCCAGGATTTATGTTACCACAACTAGAAGAACATGTTCCTAATACAAAGTTTTCATATACTTCTACTACATCTGTTTTTAAGCTTTGATTACTTACAATAACCTCAACTGGAAGCAACTCATTTGCAGGAATTAAAGAAGTATCTTTCTTTTCTTTTACTCCCACTATAATAGCAAACTCACCAGTTTCTACACCATTAGATTGTTTCTTTCCAAATCCAATAGATGTAGCATTGGGATATTGTAATCTCAATTCTTCAATCTTATCTAATATGTGTTGCGTTAATCTCATAATCAATTATTAGTTACAATAGGATAAAATTTAGTGAATATTGTTCTTACACCAGATGGTATTATCGTTGTTGTGCTACTAGTTGTAGTAGTGGTTACATTAGGATCTATAATAAACCCATCACTTTTTCTACATCCAGGTAATGTACCAGCTCCACCAGCAGGACATGATCTCTCATTAGCATTTAGTTGAGTCCACGCATATGGAGCAGTAAAAGATATCTTACATGCCAAGTTAGCTCCTGCATAAAGTTCTCCATCCACTATAGCTAAGTATGCACCACCCATTGTTGGATCAACTCCAAAGTCATCTCTTCTTGTAGTTACTTCTAGAACTCCTGTATCATAGTCATATTGTTGAACTGCAAGTATGCTATCTAGAAAATTATTATCATTTACAAATACATCTACTCCTCCTAACACTAGAACTTTGTTCGGTGTTACACCATCTACTTTATATGTTACTACTATATCTCCAGATCCTATATGTCCTGCTGAAAGAGTAAATTTCTCTTCAACTATCATTTCTGTACCAGTTGTAGGGAATGTACAAACTAAGAATTTAGATTCTCTATATTCTGGTGCAGCAACACTTGTAGTTACTATTACACCTATTGTTTGATCATCAATTACCTCAAGATTTGGAATAAATGAATTATTGTTATAATCTTTCCAGACAGTAGGTAACTCATATTGTACTCCATCCCACTGTAGGTTGCCAGGAACGTCATTTACATTATCGTATGTATATTTTATAAAGGCTTCTTTAAAGGTACTGGAGGTGTTAATGTTAGAAGACATTACAATTATATTATCTCCTATTCCAGTATCACCAGAAGCAAATCCTTCACCTACTGGAGTTGGTACTTCTGTACACACATCTGTTAATTTATTCCAAACATACATTTTAGTAAATGAAGTTTGATTTATTGGAACAACTGGTGGTATTGGACAAAGTCCAGCATTTTCAGGAGCATTACAAGAAGAACCTCCTTGTTCTATAAAGAACATGTTGTCACAATTTATTGGAGGACATCCTAAGAACAATGGTCCACCAGTTGGTGCATTACCATATATTGTCATAGAAGTAAAGCTATTGGTAGAAGTAACTTTAAACTCTCCATCTCCTTCATTGCTATATGCATTTGGTTCTCCTGGAGGATTTGCTAC